AGAAGAGATTAGCTCGCCTGATGCTGCGAGTTATCCTGCTGCGTCTCCTGACTCGGCAGTTCCTCGACAGTGAAGTCCGTCGGGTTCAGCGAGTCAAGCTGCTGCTGAGCCTGCTGTTGCGACTCAGCCTCGATTTCTTTCGTGAAGCGATACTTGTTCATACCAAGTCTCCTACTTACAGGAAGGGCGGACAACCCGTCCCTCCTATAAATGGCAGTTTTTGATGAGGCCCTGCCAACCTCTCGGGTTCAGAAATGCGGTAACTCAGGTGTTCACTTCACGGCATACCTCCCCTCGGTCCGATCGGGCGGGGCATAGCGTACTGTCCTCGCCGCGATTTGCTTCAGCCTTCCCGCCGAAATCTTGACCAGCCTCTCGCTGCCTAGAGTATAGTCCATCACCGCGTTCAACGCAGATGCGTACTCTCTCGGCTCTGCCTTCGCAGCTTGAGCGAAGATAGCCCCGCAAGGCAGTTCGATGACCCGACGCTTATTCCCGCGCCCCTGAATGATGTTCATTACGCCCCCTTAAAGTACGATGGTGAGTATAACAGCCCACCCGATTGCAGTTACTAGAGCGATGCCGTAATTCGACCAGCGTCTAAACGGCAAGCGGCTCATCGAGTAATCGCAGAGCGAGTGCGGCGTCCCTGCCATGTGGCAGCAATCGTCAAGACGGTTCATGTTAAGCCCCTTTCTTGGCAAACTTTGCCAAACCCTCAGTAACAGACACGACATACGCCTTGCCGAAAGGATAGAAACCCTTCCCGTTAGGATACGGCTTGCCGTGATACTTCTCGTTGAAGCGGTCAGCGTATAGCTGAGCCTCCGCCTCCGTGCGGACATTAAGACCGAGATAGAGGGACTTTGTCCCGTCGCCCCGGTCATACTCTACGTTATACATAACAGCCTCCATGCTATGCCCAGTTTGGCAAACTTTGCCAATTGCTGGTGAGGAGCCTGCCTGCCTCGGGGGCGTTCCGGGAGGGACGAGACAGACAGACTCCACACTAACAATCGACTAAACCCTAACCTTTCACCCGACCAGAGTCCCTGTGATAGATTGCTGCGTTTCACGAGCAATCTTGGCAAACTTTGCCAACTTGGAACATATCGAGAACATTAACCCTTTTCCTTTAGACGCAGTTATGGCCCCAGAGAGCGAACCCTCTAGGGCCATTAACCTTTTCTCTTCAGCTAGGGTTCACTCCCTGCAATCCCTTTGTGGGACATTCGAGAGTGAACCCTAACCTATGTTATGCCGCTTCGGCAATCTCGGCTGCCTGTTCATCGACTACGCGAATGATGTTCAGGAGAGCGGAGTAAGACTTAACGAGAGCGGGATTTTCCGCCCACTTCTGCGGTGCCTCACTCGTCGCCAGCGCGGCAACGATTTTGGCAATCGCCTTTGCGTCGAAGGCAGGATTAATCCGGCCAGTCGAACCCTCGCGCTTCATGTCCGAGAGGGTAACGTATGCCTGCCAGAAGGGAAGCTTGTCATTCGCGAGATTGTTCAGGACTTGCGAAACCTTCGCCTTGTCCATCCCGTCAAAGAACTTCGAGGTTTCCCCCCCGTTCACGAACCCGTCAGCTTGGACAAAGCGGACAACCCGCTTGCGGATTGCTTCGCCTTCTCCCGCAGGCGTTTTGCCCGCGTTCGGATGCCCGGCAGGAAGGACCTTGTCCTTATCATCGCCCTTGCCACGAAAGCCGAAAATGTCGCCTAGAAGGCCGTTAAGCTCTTCATTCGACATCCGACCTTGTGCCCGGTCCTGATAGAGAAGGATGCCTGCCTTCGCGGCGGTTTCTTGCGCCTTGGAGCGCTGTTCTTCCCCCTGCGAAAAGAGGTCCTTCGCCTCCGCCAAAGTCTGACGCGCTTCGCGCTGGTGCGAAACCATCTCGCCCGCAATCTGCTGTTCCTCTCGGGCGACAGAAGCTAGGAGAGACTTGCGGCCACCAATGGGCTTCAGCTTGGCAATGCGGGCCAGCGTTTCCACGTTGTCCCCTGCCATTGCTGTGGGACTGTCGGGTTCATTCTGCGAGGCAGTCTGATTTTCCCGTTCAGTCGGACCGCTGCGGCTTGCTTCGCCGCTGTCGATGTGGGCCGGACGTTCCTGCGTTACAGTCTGCGTCGGCTGCGAGGTCTTGTTGCTGTTCTTACGCATGGTCTTGTTTCCTTTGTTCAGCGGATGTTGGCAAAGTTTGCCAAGACTGAGAGGAGGACAAGACATCAAGACGTGTGCCCCTGTTCGGTCCTGTCGCACAAGGCAACAGCCGCTTAGGTTAGGGTTCACGTTGTCAAAGACCGGAGAGATTTGGCAAACTTTGCCAGATTTCCGGGCAGGACATACGACGTAGCACGCCCTGCGAGGACCATCCTAGGCGCTCCAATATGAACGTCAGATGAACAGAATGTTCAGGTTTGTCGCAGAATTGTGGCAGGTATGCCCTAGTTTGTTCCCCCTTTGTTCCGTGATAGATTGCTATTGCGACTCATTATCATTAGCGCTATGCTATTGCGAGGCAGACGCATTAGCAGGCGGGGCGGTGCTATTGCGAGTCATTCGCAAGAGGGGAGGGGGGCATGAAACGGCGAGCGTCCCCCACGTATAGTTACCCGCCTACTCTCCTACAGAAAAAATATGAAAATAAGGATGTCCATTTTAAGGCGTTCTCAGCGTTTCTGACCCGTTCCCGCTACCCATGTAGCTCCCAGACGTGTGAACGCACTGAGGCGGGCTGAGCTTGCCAAATTCAGGCTATTCTGCCCTGAGGTTAGCTGCCCCGTGCCTGTCGGCATACCCGACGGCATATATCTGTTAGCAAATTAGTATAATCAATTATAAATAACTCTCCTTGTCAGCAGATTTACTAGCTTATATGTTATAGAATAGATAGTATAACAAGATTTGCGTCGTCTGTCAAGGATTATCTCGTGTCGCCCCACCTCCCCCTGTGCCGGAACACCCCCTCCTCCCCTCCGTATGAAGTATTTTGGCAAACTTTGCCGATTTTTCTTGACATTCACTCCCTAAAATGTTATAATGTGTGTATGGGGTCGAGAAAGAAACAAAAAACTTGTCCTCCTTACTGCCTTTGTAGGATATTTGATGGCGAAGAAAAAGACAACTCTTCCGAATACGGCAGGAAGGAAGGCCGCCCAAAAGCGGTACAACTCGAAGCCGGAACAAATCAAGAACCGGTCGGCGAGAAACAAGGCTCGACGGCTGATGGAGAAAGCGGGCAAGGTCCGGAAGGGCGACGGAAAAGACGTCGACCACAAGAACGGCAACCCGAGGAACAACAGCCGCTCCAATCTTCAGGTTCAGCCCAAGAGGGTCAACCGAAGAGACGGCGGACGGGGGGCCCGATGAAGGAACACATCATTGGCGGCTAGCACTCAGAAGCACATGGGTAGAAACAGCCTCGTCAAGAGGCTTGCTGCTCAGGTGGGAAGCGAAACTGCCGCACGAGCCATCCTCATCAAACGAGGGCACATGGACAAGAACGGGAAGCTGACCGCCGCAGGACAGTCCCGGAATAGGCTGACGGCGGGAGAAAGGGCAATCGACAGGGCGGCCAAAGGCTCCGGTAAGAGCAAGGCGGCCTACAAGTACAACCCTCGGACCAACCGGGCCACATTGAAGAGACGGTAATGGACCTTCCTGACGCTGATTATAGTAAGCTGAAGGTCAAACGGTCGAGGACACCGGCTCCCACGCTTAGCGATACCTTCCAGCGACTCCTTCGAGGGTTGTTCAACATTCATCATCCGGAAGAAGATTGGGACGCTACTAAACCCATCCCTCGCCGCACACAAGAAGAAATCGACAAGCTCAATGGGAAAAGCAAAGCACCCGCACGACGCGTCTAGACCGCTCCCCGCCCGTATCCGCAAGGCTCTTGAAGCCGGCGATATCGAAGGCATTCGGGACGGGCTGACTACCCGCCAACGACATTTCGCGGAGGAATACATTGTCGATTATAACGCGACTGCTGCCGCCCTACGAGCTGGATATTCTAGTCAGTGGGCCGACCGACAAGGGCACATCCTCACTAAGCACGAAGGCATCAAAGCTTACGTCGACTATCTCACGCGAAGCAAAGAGGCTAAAATCGTGTCAATCGACCCGGATTGGGTAATCAATAAAGTCGTTCAGATTGTAGGGAAGGAAGGAGTTCGGGATGGAGACCAGCTACGCGCTCTTGAGCTTCTCGCTCGCCACTTGGGCATGTTTATCGAGCGGACTGAGATTACCGGTAAGGATGGCGGTCCCCTTGCTCTTGAGCAGAAGCAGCGGGTTGAAGAGGAAGCTACCAACTTCACCAACGCACTGAAGCGTATGCAGGGTAAGCCAGACTTAAAGGTGGTAAAGAATGCCGGGTAGTTATTCACCAGAAATGGAACGGGCCGCTCGCCAACAGGGCTTCACGTCTGCCGAGCAGATGATGCTTTGGCAGAAGCAGCGGAACACTCCGACTGGCGGAACTGTCCAAGGCAAGACTTACCCGAAAGGTACTACGAGCGACGGTCGCAGCATTCCTTCGATGGACGATGCCACAAGTTGGCACCCGAAGGTCATCTTTGAACGACTAGCTCAAGCACTCTTAGGAGCCCGTAGGTAATGGACGAACAACTCTCTCCTGCCCAAATCCTAGCCTCGCTCAGCGAAGAGGAACAGGAAGAGTTCATGAACCAGCTCTCGCCCGAGGCGAAGGCTGAACTCAAATATAAGTGGGATTTCTGGGCACGGCCTAACCAGCTTGAGCCGGACGGAGATTGGACCACTTGGCTAATCCTTGCCGGACGTGGTTTCGGTAAGACGCGCGTCGGGGCTGAGACTGTCCGCAAGTGGGTCTGCGGCGACTCCCCCCTCTCTCCGGGTCGCTGTTCTCGCATCGCTCTTGTTGCTGAGACTGCCGCCGACGCGCGAGACGTTATGGTCCTTGGTGAGTCTGGCATCCTTGCCTGTCACCCGAAGGACTTCCGCCCCGAGTGGTCGCCTACCAATCGCTGCCTCACATGGCCGAATGGAGCGAAGGCTTGGACTTACAACGCTACCGAGCCTGACCAGCTTCGTGGTCCTCAGCACGATGGTGCGTGGACTGACGAGTTGGCGAAGTTCCGGTACGCCCAAGAGATTTGGGACCAGCTTCAGTTCGGTCTTCGTCTCGGACTTCACCCTCGCCAGATTGTCACTACGACTCCCCGGCCCATCCCCATCATCAAGAAGTTGATGGCGGACCCGGATTGCACCGTGACGCGTGGGCGGACGCTCGATAACTCATCGAACCTCGCCGCCCCCTTCCTGAAGCAGATTGAGGAACGCTACGGCGGGACTCGGTTGGGCCGTCAGGAGTTGGAAGGCGAAATCCTCGACGATATGCCCGGAGCCCTCTGGAACCGGGAACTCATCGACCTCGCACGTAAGCAAGAACTGGACCAGCCTGACTATGACCGTATCGTCGTCGCCGTCGACCCTGCCGCAACGAGCGGAGAGGAAGCGGACGAGACTGGTATCGTCGCAGTCGGACTCGCTACAGACGAAGACGGCAACAAGCGTGGATATGTCCTCGCTGACCGTTCGCTACGAGGAAGCCCGGAAGAATGGGCTAGTGCGGCGGTAGCTCTCTACCACGAACTAGACGCAGACCGCATCGTTGCCGAGAAGAACCAAGGCGGCGAAATGGTTTCGTCAGTCCTCCGTGCAGTAGACAGGAACGTCCCGGTGACGCTCGTCACTGCAACGAGAGGTAAGATTGTCCGTGCAGAACCAGTCTCCGCCCTATATGAACAAGGACGGGTCCATCACGTTGGTAAGTTCGACAAGCTCGAAGACCAGATGTGTCTCTTCACACGAGACGCCGACAGGTCGCCGGGTAACTCGCCTGACCGGGTTGATGCCCTCGTCTGGGGCCTTACGTCACTCTTCGACAGAATAACGGGTCGCCGTAAGCGTCCTGAAACCTCTTCCGAGTACAAGCTGCTGCCTGCTAAGGAAATGAGCAGCCGAAGCGCCCCGGATACACAATGGATGGCAGGATAAATTGGCTAAGAACGAAACCCTTGACGATACGGCCAAAGAGGTCGGCAGCACTCCCAATATCTTCGGCTTCGAGGAAGTTGGGAAGGTTGACGAGAAGTACGCCCCCGAGGGTTACGAGACTCCCGAGGACTTTCTCAAGGACATGCGCGAGAAGTACAATCTCGACGTAGAGTTCGATGATGAGAACCGTAAGGAGGCTCTCGAAGATAAGAAGTTCGCGGCTGGTGAACAGTGGGACCCGCAAGTCGTGGCTCAGCGAGCCGGACTGCCGTGTCTCACGATTAACTCCGTTCCGCAGTTTACTGCTCAGCTAGTCGGTGACTGGCGTCAGAGTAGGAACGCAATCAAGGTTGTACCGTCGGAGAACGGCGACTCGGCTGTCGCCAGCGTCCGCTCTGACCTTATCCGTTCCATCGAGACGAAGTCACGGGCCGCCCGCGTATACGATAGCGCGTTTGAGAGCGCTGTCACATGTGGTGACGGTGCCTTCCAGATTGCCGTCGAATACGCGGGTGAAGACGTCTTCGACCAAGAGATTGTCATCAAGCCTATTGATGATGCCCTCTCCGTCGTGTGGGACCGCATGTCGGTCGACCCGACTGGTCGCGACGCTACTCACTGTTTCGTCGATGAGCTTTACCCGAAGAGCGAGTTTGAACGCCTCTGGGGTAAGATTGACACCGCCGAGCTTTCCACGAATACGCAGCGAGCTTGCTACGCTGGCGGATGGATGGACTCTGATACCGTCCGGGTTACCGCCTACTGGCGGATAGTGACCCGCGACAGGTTGCTCGCGATGTTCGAAGACGGCTTCATCACTGTTATCGACAACGACACGTCCATCGAGAAGATGACGCAGCAGCACGGCAATCCGGTTCGGACCCGTATCGCTCCCGTCCGCTTCGCCCAGATGCACCTCGTCACCGGCTTCAAAATCCTTGCCGGTCCGTTTGAATACAAGCTTAATCGTCTACCGGTCATCCGCATGGTTGGCCGAGTCCAGAATGTCGGGGGCCGCCGTATTAGACACGGTCTGGTCCGCTTCATGAAGGACTCTACACGCCTACGGAACTTCTTCCGAAGTGTTGCGGCAGAGCAACTAGGTTACGCA